CTGGCACGTTTATCGTCAAAGTTGAGCCACTGACACCGTTGCTTGCAGACGCAACGAACTCAGGAAATCCAGTAGTCACAATATTTGCAGGGCGCAAGATTGTTGTGATACTAGCATTTGAAAAATTGGTGCTATTTGTTCCGCTGAACGTAAAGGCTGCTGGATCAAATGCTCGAGGCAACCCAAGCATTGCAAAACCAGCACCAACTGTTGAGTCATACGTGTCGTCTGCCCCGACAGAAAGAAATCTGGATAGATTGGATGAACTGTATGTGTCAACGCCATCAGTGTGACCCCCAGCGCCAGCGGCCAATACAACGGCAAAATTACTGACGCTGGTTCGGCTTCCCGGATTTGCCAATACAGAGTTTGTTACTGTCCCGGTGCTGGCGGTTACCTCAAAGGGGCTTGAAACACTTACATTGCGCCAAACTTGGATGGCAACAGTAAGAGCGTCACTCGTACTTAATGAGCCACCAGTGAGCGTAACAGTTGTGTCCGGTACAGAACCCATAAACTTGTAAGCAACTACAAAGTTAGTATCTGTAGTGCCATTTGCGTATAGTTCAGTTATTTCTGTGTAACCAGCAACGACAAGATTTCTGTCTGTGTTGGAGCCTGTGCCGAAATATACAATTACTAAGTCGCCTGCTGACGGTTTGGTGTTGGCAATTGGAACTGGTGCAAATGCTACAAGTACGATTCAATCAAGCTGGAGCCAAACCCTTGGGACCAATGGAACAGACTTTCTTGTTCACGAGTACGAAAACTTCACAAGACAAGTCTACAACAGCGTGGAAGGGTTGTATCTATCAAATGCAGGAAGTTCTGGTAATGCTACGGTTACTTACAGCCTCACCACCGGCACACCCAACAGCGCATCAGTCTTGCTTGCACTAAAACCAGCATAAAGGAATCCCATGTACGTTAAAGCAATAAACCAAATCGTTGAGCAGTTTCCATATTCGTTTGCACAACTGCAAGCTGATAATCCACAGACCAGCTTTCCGTCAAAGCCCGCGGACGCAATGCTTGCATCGTTTGATGTGTTTCCTGTGGTCAGCACAGGCGCTCAGTACGACCAAGCAACACAGGTCGACAGTCAAGATGGCTGCGAGTACAACGCCGACACACAGCGATGGGAGACATCTTGGGTGGTGCGTGACAAGACCGCTGAAGAATTGCAGGCCGAAGTAGACGCTCGCGCAGCACAGGTTGAAGCACAACGTGCCGAAGCCTACCGCACCGAGTCTGATCCGCTGTTCTTCAAGTCGCAGCGTGGCGAAGCAACGCACCAAGAATGGCTGGACAAGGTGGCAGAGATCAAAGCACGTTATCCATCTTAAATATAATTCCATAAACAAAACAGGAAAAAACATGAAAATAGCAGTAAGCGCAATCAGTAAAAATGAAGAAGCATTTGTTCAGAGATTTTGCGATTCAGCAAAAGACGCTGACTTAATTTGCATTGCTGACACTGGTTCAACTGATAAAACTGTTCAGCTTGCGTTGGAGTGTGGAGCAAAAGTCCATGACATATGCGTTAGTCCTTGGCGCTTTGATTTGGCCCGTAACGCTGCTATTTCGCTGCTTCCAAAAGACATTGATATTGTTATCAGTCTTGACTTGGATGAGGTGCTAGAACCGGGATGGCGTGAAGAAATTGAGCGTGTTTGGACAGAACAGACTACACGCCTACGCTACAAATTTGATTGGGGCTGTGGCATTAGTTTCTTCTATGAGAAGATTTTTTCTCGGCATGGTTACCGATTCCATCACGCAGTTCATGAATACCCTCGACCAGATGGCAGAATCAACGAGGTATACGCACACACCGATATGCTGCTTGTTCGGCATCTTCCTGACAACACAAAGTCGCGTGGTCAATATATGCCGTTGCTTGAACTAGCAATCAAGGAAGACCCGCGATGCCCTCGTAACGCTTTCTATCATGCCCGTGAACTGACGTTCTATGCTCGTTGGGATGAAGCTATTGTGTATCTCAAAAAGTACCTTGAGATGCCAGAAGCTAATTGGCCCAATGAACGTGCTTACGCCATGAGGTTGTTGGGTAAAGCGTATTCTGAAAAAGGCAACGCTACAGAGGCTTTAAAGTGGTTTAGGCTGGCTGTTGCTGAAGCACCGGGAACCCGTGAGCCTTGGGTTGAATTGTCGGTTCAGTGCTACAGGCTTGGGATGTGGGCAGAAAGCTATGCCGCAGCTAAATCTGCTTTACAGATTACTGACAAACAAGCTGTATACACAATGGACCCGTCCGTCTGGACTGAGAAGCCTTGGGATTTTGCCAGTATTGCAGCTTGGAACCTTGGTTTAAGAGATGAGGCTATTCAACTTTGTCATAAGGCTTTAGAATTAGCACCGCACGATCAACGCATTGTGCAAAACCTACACTACATGACAACAGGAAATTTCCCGAAAACCTTTGACCATGCAGTAACCCATGACCACAGCGCAGCAAACAACTGAAACGGCAACAGCATTAACCGCAAAAGTAGCGCCGCCAGCAAGTATTTCAATTGCGACTCTGATGGGTGTGCAAGTTAGTGAGTTGGTTCTTTGGGCAACTTTGATTTACACATTGCTTCTTATTTGCCAGAAGATTTATCAAATCTACAAAGACGTTAAAGGTTTATAAATGAATCGCGTACTCGTTGCTAGCTTGACCCTTAGTGCTTCTGCGCTTGTGGGCTTGGCGGTACACGAGGGATACCGAGAGACAGCGTACATTCCAGTTAAAGGCGATAGGCCAACTCTTGGTTTTGGTGATGCTCAAGGCGTTGTGCTTGGGCAAAAAACTGACCCTGTTCGCGCTTTGATTCGTCTAAATTCTCAGGCTGACATATTCCAGCAGCAGATGCGAGAGTGTATTGGGGATGTGCCCATGTACCAGCACGAGTGGGACGCGATCATTTCTTGGTCGTTTAACGTGGGATCACGAGCGGCCTGTGGTTCTACATTGGTCCGCAAACTCAAGACGCTAGACTACTCGGGTGCTTGCAATGAATTGCCAAAGTGGAACAAATTTCAAGGGTCCGTGCTCCCCGGCCTGACGGCTCGCCGACAGTCGGAATACCGACAGTGCATGGGTGTCAAATGATTTACTCTCATGTCGCCGCTGGATTGCTTGGGGCTGCTGTTGCGGCCCTTGGTGTTTGGCAGGTGCAGGATTGGCGCTTAAACGCCCGGATTGCTCAAATGCAAGAGGCTCATGAGGTTAGCCTAAGAAAGTCGGCAGAAGCTGCCAGAGCGCAAGAACAGGCCCTCAGTGAGGCTAAACAGAAAGCAGAGGAGGCCTATGCCATTGAAAAACGAAAAGCGGCTGTGGCTGCTCGCAGTGCTCGTGCTGAACTTGACGGGCTGCGCAACGAACTCTACGCCATCCCCACCCCCATTAACCCCGGTACAAATCCCCTCGCCACCCCCAGAGTTAATGGAGTCACCATCGAACGGCAGTTACTCGGAGAGTGTGCAACAGCTCTTGTTGAGGTGGCGGCAGGAGCTGATTTCTTGGCAGCGCAACTCGTAGGCTTGCAAGGCTATGTGCGAAATGTCTGTGTAGCGCCTAAGTAGCCATACAACTACTTAGGCATGGTAAAAAAATCACAATTCTTTAACAAACTGACCGTTTTTGTTCATGTAGCCTTTGCGTGGCTCAATAACCTTAAACGCTTTGTAGAAGCATTGGCGCAAGTCCATGTCGCACAACACGCTTACGTTTACCAAAGTTACCATGACATCACCAATTGCGTCAGCAATCTCAGCTTTGTCGTTTTTGGCAATAGCAACAAGCAGTTCACAGGCTTCTTCAACGGTCTTGCTGGCTTGACCTAATGCTGTGCCGTTTTCGTAGATGCCACGATCAGCAGCCCATTGCATGACTTGAAACTCTGTCATGCCAAACGATTGTGTTTCTTTCATTGGTTGATCCCTTTATCAGCTTTCCAAAAGTGCCAAGAAATTATTGAGCTTTTAATCATGGTTTGTTGTTGTTTTCTTTTGTAATTGCAAGCATCTGATTGCATAAATGCTTCAATCTCTGACATGATTTCGTTACATACCTCATGTGCTTTGGCCTCTGTTAATGATCCAAATATGCGGCCATCATCTGTTTGATATGCTTCAATTGTTTTCATGCCTAGTTTTTTCTGCCAATACATCATTTCATTATCTGAAAATTTCTGCGTATAACGGTTTGAAATATAAAGGTAATCATGAACTAAATATGCTAAAATATGCTTTGAGAATTGCGGTAAAATACCACGTAACAACTTAGGAGTAGAACGTCCATCTGTTAACATTCCTTTTGGAATACAAATATCAGAACCATTTGAAAGCTGAATAAATATATTTTCATTCAGTTCCCAAATGTCACGTTCTGGCAAATAATTAAACGATATAGTTTTTAATTGCATCAGCTAAAGGCATTAATATTGCTGGCTTAATTACTGCTTTATAATAGAATGAATAATTAGTTTCCACAGCCGTTAACAAATGACCATTTTCGTCATAAGGATTACTAACTGGTTGCCCCGTAATTTTATCAACATAGTAACTATTATTAAATATCATTTGACCACTTTGAAACAACTTATTAGCTGGATTTGTGATAACCTCCCAAGTATTCAGGCTACTAGTAAGCATCATTTCAGTAATATTCTGCTTAACTTCTTGCTCCTCCCAATTGATATTTATCAGAAATTTATCGAGTCTATTAAAAGCGAAACGGGTTTGACTCCTTCTGCTTTAGCTAATTTGCTGTTATCAGCTAAGGCTGTAGCAATCGAAGTTATAGAAGATATACAAGAATAGTTCAAAAAATCCAATAACCTTACATATTTAAAAGCCTGTATTAGTAAAATAATACGGGCTTTTTTGTATTTTAGGGAAAATTTTATTATTATAGTATGAATGAGTGGTCTTTTGCGGTTTCAGAGTTTGTAAACTCTTGTATAGTGAAGTTTTCTGATATATTCATGTTATTTTGAGTGTTTTGTGGCAGTTCCAAAAATTTCTGCAAGTACGTTTAATACATTTAAACTATTATTAGTTACAGCGACATTTGTATTTATCTCGGAAATCATTTTTAATAATTCCTTTTGATTGCTGTTTAATTCTTTAATATGCTCAATGTCAGCCCTTTTTAATTCTTCTATATCTGTTTTTTGGGCTTTTAATTCGTCTTTAATTTGTGTCATAAAAGTTTCAACTATACCCTTAAAAGTATAGTAGCCACCTGC